TTGCGCAAAGTGGAGTTCTCAAGAAACTTTGTCAGGTATTAGAACCGTAACAGCAACATTTACAAGGGTATTTGAACCATGAGTGATAAAATTACAGCAGATATACACGGCTTTGAGCCGGGGGCAATTATTGAGTTATTTGAACTTGATTTATCTGCAGGTATTGCACCTTTAACCGAGCCAATCCTTAGATGGCACTCTGGTATAAATGAGAATATGCAAGAAGTCGTATGGCAGGGTAATAGATATTCAGCTATGCCCATTGAAGCCGAAGGTTTTGAGTTTTCTGGTATGGGATCGATACCTAGACCTACAGTTACTGTAGCTAATATTACTTCTATTTTATCTAGCGTTATTAATAGTTATGATGATTTAGTTGGTGCAAAGATTACAAGAAAGAAAACTTTCGCAAAGTATTTAGACTCTTATTGTTATACTAGTGGTTATCCAACCGCGGGGGTATGTGCTGGAGAGACGGGGGTATGTAGTATACCAGAACATACGACCCTAAGTGCTTGTACAACCTATGGCGGTGTCTGGTCAGACCCTAGTTTAAGTAAGTCAGACTGTCTTGACTGTTTTAAAAATGGTTCTGGAGGTACTTGGACAGTATACAATAAAACTACTTGTGAAGCTGCATCTGGACCAGGTATATGGTACGCTTCTGCTATAGCCGATGATACTGCACATTTTCCAGAAGAGATCTGGTATGTAGATAGAAAAGCTGTAGAAACTAGGACTCATATTCAATTTGAATTAACTGCGGCACATGATATACACGGAGTTAAGCTACCTTCTAGAACGGTAGTAGCTAATTCATGCCCTTGGGTATACAAAGGAGTAGAGTGTGGGTATTCTGGTAGTAATTATTGGGATATTACTAATGAGCCGACTCCTGCCGCTAACGATATATGCTCCAAAACTTTTACAGCTTGTGAATTGAGGTTCCCTGAGCCTGCAGAGAGCCCTTTTGGAGGGTTTCCAGGAGCCGGTATTAACATGGGCTCTATTAGATGAATGAAAAAACCTTAGATGATTTTAGAAAACATGTAGAATCGGAGTACCCTAAAGAAGCCTGTGGGTTTATTATAGGGGTAGGCAAGAAAGAGAAGTACTTCCCCGCAAAAAATATAGCAGAATTTGCGGAAGAGTACTTTATAATAGATCCAGTAAGTTATGCGGATGCAGAAGATACAGGAGTTATTATAGGGATTTGCCATTCTCACCCTAACGAAACTTGCAAGCCCTCCGAAGCAGATAAAGTTTCCTGTGAAACCTCTAATAAGCCTTGGCATATTCTAAGCTGGCCAGGTAACAGATTACATAGTTGGGAGCCCTCAGGGTACGAAGCGCCAATAGTAGGCAGACAATTTAGTTATGGAACTTTAGATTGTTGTACATTAATTAGAGATTATTACAAAAAAGAGCTAAATATCGATTTTGAATGTTTCAGTGGTCAAGACGGCTGGTGGGGTAAAGGGGAGAACCGATATTTAGAAAACTATGAAGAGCAGGGCTTTGTTAAGATACTTGATGAAAATAACATTAGAAAATATGATGTCTTTTTAATAAAATTAGTTTCATCTGTACCAAACCATGCCGCAGTTTTTATTGGAAACGATAAAATTTTACATCATGTACACGGTAGACTATCTAATAGAGAACTATATGGGGGATATTGGAGAAAACATACCACGCACCATTTAAGGCACAAATCATTATGTTGAAGAAAGTAACACTTTACGGAGAATTAGCAGAGAAATATGGTAAGGAGTGGTCCTTAGATATAGACTCGCCTGCAGAGGCTTTCAAAGCACTTGACGTTAATAATGTAGGGTTTAGACAATTTATTACTTCTTCGGGGGAACGAGGTGTTGGGTATAAAGTAATAGTAGGAAATTCTTATGTTGAGGACTATTCTGAGCTAGGGCATCCTTCGGGGCGCCAAGAAATCAAAATAATACCTGTAGTAATAGGAGCAGGTAGAGATAGTAAAGCTATAGGTATGATATTGTTAGGGGCTTTACTCATATGGCAGCCTTGGGCAGTTGCCACACCAGCTACGTTAGCGGAACAGCAAGCTGTATCAGGTATGATTAACCATACCGCTCCTGTATACTCTCAAATGGCGATGCAGTTGGGAGCATCACTTCTACTAGGAGGAATAGCTGCTTTACTAGCACCAACCCCTGAACTTCCAGACGGGGATAAGCCTACGAACTATGGGTTTGACGGAGCTACTAATACAGCTAGACAAGGTTATGCCATTCCAGTATGTTATGGTCAATTATTAATAGGGGGAACTGTTATAAGTGCAGGACTTTCACCAGAGGATTATGATCCAGAGGAAACAGCATGAGTAATACATATTGGATTAGAGGTGCTGGCGGTGGTGGTTCAACTGCACCGGTAGAGGATGACGATACATTATTTTCAGACTCTAAAGCAAGCGTTATTGACCTACTATCAGAAGGTGAGATAGTAGGGTTATTAAGTGCTCAAAAGTCTATTTACCTAAATGAAACTCCCTTACAAGACTCTGCAGGTAATAGTAATTTTGATGATGTATCCTACCAAACTAGACCGGGTACCAACTCTCAGGATAGTATACCAGGGTTTGTAGGAACAGAAAATTCAGTTGGTGTTAATGTTAAAGTAACTAAAACTGCCGGAGCCGTAGAGAAGACCTTCTCATCTACTACAGTAGATGCAGTAAGAGTTATACTAAATACCCCCGCTCTTTTAGATGGAGATAACGATAATGGAGACTTGCATGGTTCTACTGTATCCTTCAAAATATACAGAGATAAAAATAACGAAGGTAATTGGGTAGAGCATATAGCAGATTCTTTTACAGGGAAGACATCATCAAAATATGAAAGAGCATATAGACTAGACATACCCCAATCTTGGAAGTCTGCTGGGTTTACTTCTATATCTATTAAAGTAGAAAGGACTAGCGATGACGCTGATGATACTGCAAAAATACAAAATGAGTTGTATTTTAATTCTTATACTAAAATTATAGATAATAAATTAAGGTACCCTAATAGCGCTATAATAGCTTCGCAGTTTGATGCTAGACAGTTTACCTCTATACCTAACAGATCATACGAAATAAAAGGAGTAAAGATAAAAGTTCCTAGTAACTATACTCCTTACGATCCGGGGCATTGCACTTTATCGGGCTATAGACGCAAAGATAGATGTACGCAAGCGGGTGGAGAATGGATACAAGGAACTTGCTCAGATAGTGATTATACTACTAAAACAACTTGTTTAGCGGCGTCCAATACTTGGACTGGTTCAGGGGCTGTAGGAGATAATCTATATTCAGGATCGTGGGATGGTACATTTGATATTGCATGGACTTGTAATCCTGCCTGGATTTTATACGACTTATGTACTGATGAAAGATACGGATTAGGTAAGTGGCTTTCTGCTAGTCAAATGGATAAGTGGTCTTTGTATGAAATTGGAAAGTATTGTGATGCCGTAGACAGCTCCGGAAATTTTGTCGGAGTGGACGATGGATGGACTAATAAAGAAGCACGGTTTGCTTGTAATTTATACTTACAAGGAAGGGAAGAAGCTTTCAAAGTACTAAATGATATATCCTCAATTTTCCGAGGTATGATATACTGGCAACAAGGACAAATTAGCGCTGTACAAGATGCACCTAAAGATCCGGTTATGAATTTTTCTGATGCTAATGTTATTAATGGCACCTTTACTTATGAAGGAACTTCTAGGAAACAAAGACATAACGTAGCGCATGTTACTTGGAATAACCCAGAGGATTTTTATAGACAAAATGTTGAGTATGTAGAGGATGCTCCAGGTATACTTGTTGCCAATAACCAGATTTTTTCTACAGATGTAATTGCTGTAGGCTGTACTTCGCAAGGACAGGCTCGTAGGGTAGGCAAGTGGATTTTATATACTGAAAGATACGAAACTGAAGTTATATCCTTTTCAACAGGTATGGAAGGCGCAGCAATTAGGCCTGGAGACCTTATTAAGGTAGCCGATTCTCATAAAGCGGGTGTTCGTTATGGAGGTAGAATTGCTTCAGGTAGTACAACTACTACTATTAAATTAGATTCTCCTACTACTGTTACTGGACATAAAGATTATATGTTATCTGTAATTAATACAGAAGCGGCGTGTATACGTGCAGGGGTTAAACAATCCATTAGTGCTTTATCATGTAGTAATGCTTCATATAGTACAGAAGACACTTGTTTACAATCCTCAGGAACTTGTTCCGGAGGTACTGCTACAGGATCGGAAGACTATGATGCCTGTATATGTATAATAGATGCTATTTGGACTCCTACTAATACTTGGACTAGTCCACAATCTATATGTTTAAATGCACACATAGATAATGAGTGGAAGCCTTATGTGTGGGTAGAGACAAAAGATGTTAGCTACGTATCCTCAGACGCTCTAGTAACAGAACTTACAGTAACCTCTGCATTCGAGAATACTCCTACTGTTAATCATATGTGGATATTAGAGGAGATAGGGACTGTAGAGGCCCAAGACTTTAGAGTATTAATGACTAGGGAGAGCGGGCCTAATATAGTTGAAGTTTCCGCATTGAGGTATCATGGGGCTAAATATGGTCTGATAGAGGAGAATATAACATTTTCTACTAAGTCTACTAGTAGTTTACCTAATCCTAGTGATCCAATACCGGCCCCTTCTAATTTATCTATTAAGGAGGAATTATACGTTGATTCAATGAGTAATGTTAAAAATAGAGCAGAATTTTCTTGGGAGGCTCCAAAAACTACAGGTACCTCAACTACTTACCCATATGTTGCATCGTACTATGTTGAATGGAGAAGAACATCTCCTATTACAAACTGGATTTCTATGGGTGAAACTTCGGCACAAAGTGTTATTATTGATGATGCTCCAGCAGGTACGCTAGAGTTTCGAGTTAAGACAAGGAGGATTTTCTAATGCTATACTCACCTTTTGTCAGCTTAACCGCTGAGGTATACGGTAAATTAACTCCACCTTCAGATGTACTTAACTTTAATATGACAGCGCGTATAGATTTAGCAGAGTTAAAATGGGATAGAGTAGCAGATCTAGATGTAGTTACTGGAGGTACTTATTGGATACGTCATACTAGTAATACAACAGGTGTTACATGGGCAGGCTCTTCCGATATTACAAAAACTGTACCCGGTACTTTAGATTCTTATTCAGTACCTCTATTATCGGGTTCCTACCTCATTAAAGCTCTAGATTCCTCCGGTAATGAGTCGAGTACAGCTGCTATAGTAACTTCTAATGTTGCAGATTTATTAGCGTTAAATGCAGTAAGGCTGGTTACACAAGATCCTAGCTTTGGTTATGGTACATCAGGTACAGGTATTAACGACACCAGAACTAGCAATATTACCTATCTTACCGCCGATGCTGCAATAAAAATTACAGACACTAGTATAGGGGTTGGATACTACTACTTTACAGATAAAAAAATTAATTTAGGAGCGGTATATACTAGTAGAGTTACTAGTGCTTATGCAAGTACTGGATACGCGGAAGCTAATCTATTTGATAGTGCTTCAGGTAACTTTGATGCTAGATCTGGGACGTTCGATGGTACTGATATATCAGGAACTAACGCCTCCTTGGAAATAAGAACTGTTTCATTAGACCCTACTATTGCAGTAGAGGGGGACTGGTCATCTTGGGGTACTTTCTTTGTAGGAGATTATATTGCGTGGGGTATGGAATTCCGTGCTAAATTAATAACAGAAGATACTTCCAATAATGTACAGATAAATAAATTAGCCGTAACAATAGATATGCCAGATACAACTAAGAGAGATATTGGACTGACTACTGATTCTGGTACTAATAATGGTACTAAAGAAATTGTGTATCCTACCCCTTTTCAGGCCCCTCCTAATGTGGCTATAACTTTACAAGGAGCATTTTCTGGGGATTATTATACTATAGTAGATGATGATAGCGCAGGATTTACTATAACTTTTTTTAACAGTAGCGATATTGCTACACAAAAAACATTTAATTGGACTAGCATAGGATACTAATATGGCAATACATGACTACAACATTTCTAATCAAACTTTCCCACTAACTAGGACTGATATTAACAGCGTACTAGGAGCAATTTTATCTAGTAATAGTAATTCTGCCGCACCGGTTTTACCGGGTTTCACGACAGTGGCAGGAATGCTTTGGTATGATACTTCTACTAACCTACTTAAAGTATACAATGGCACATCGTATACAGACATTAAAGCAGGTCAAGTAGCAACCACAGATTTAGGCCCCCTATGTGTCACTACAGCTAAAATTGCTTCTAATGCTGTTAATGCTGATAAATTAAATGTATCAGGTAACGGTACGGCTACTCAATTTTTAAGATCTGATGCAGACGGTTCATTTACTTGGGCTACCCCTACTGATAATGATACTACTTATAGTGCAGGAACTGGTATTAAAGCTGCAGCTTTGACTGGAGGCACTCCTATCATTTCATTATTATCAGATTTAAGAGTTGGAATTTCCCATATAGGTATTGACAATAATGACCATGTAGCAATTAATGCCACAACAATAGATATGGTACTAGACGGCGCAACTCAAGCTCAAGTTAAAAGTGATGGGGATCTACACGTACTCGGTAGTATAGTTGCGTATTATACTGCACCTTCAGATGAGCGATTAAAGACAGCTATCTCCACAGTAGAAGATGCACTAACTAAAGTTTCACAACTTAACGGAGTGGAGTTCACACGTAAGAATAGTGGTGAAAGGTCCGCAGGTGTAATTGCACAGGACGTTGAAAAAGTACTACCACAAGCTGTAACGGATAGAGCATTACCACTACATACAGGAACTGAGGAAGTTTTTAAAACTGTAGAATATGATGCTCTGCATTCACTATACATTGAAGCTATTAAAGAGCTTAAAGATATGGTGGAAAAACAAGCAGTACAGATAAAAGAATTACAAGGTACATAAAAAATTTAACCCTTGACTTTTTTGTTGGATTTTGATATAATAACATATAAAGGAAGATCATTAAAATAATCTGGTGTATCCTTCCTAATCAGTTTGAAGCGTAT